GCCCTGAAGGATCGAATGATCGAGCAGGGCGATTGGGAAGAGTACGTACAGCTCCGCACCCGGCTCCGCGACGAGGGCGACCCGAACTACTGGCGCAACGCGGCGGAAATGTTCCCGCCCGGCCGCGCGTCGTCCGCTCCTCCTGCCCCTGTCGCCCCATCCGCCCCACCCACTCGCGCACCGGCGGGCAAGGCGGCGTACGCCTCCGGGCTGACCCTCAGCGACTTCAAGGACCGCTCAGAGTGGAGCAGCAACCCGAAGAAGCAGATCGAGTGGGTCTTCATGTGGTGGGCGATGGATGACGTGACGCCGGACATGGCTCCGTCTCCGGGTGCGTGGGCGCTGCGTGACGCCATGCGCACGAATGTGCAGTTCCGGCAGAACTTCTACATGAACGTCTACACCAAGCTCCTGCCAACCAAGGGCCAACTCGACGACCTGATCGCGAGAATGGCCGATGATGGCCGCGACGAGCTTGACCTTCTCCGGCACTTCCTCAAGACTTTCAGGAGGTCCGACCATGAGCCTGATGAGGACACTGATGAGGATCGCGAAGCAGAACCTCACACTGAACGTCGTGGATCTGCACCGACTCACGGGGTACTCGATGACGAGCATCCGTCGGTGTCTTGACCACTACCACCGCACTCCGGACTATCGTGCTACGGAGCAATACATTCGGTGTCGCCTCTATCCACCGAAGCCCGCGCAGACGATCGAGTTCAAGCCCGATCGCGCCTTCAAGCCGTACCGGAGTGTGCCATGAACATCGATCCGGGGACCTTTTGGCCATTCACGACCGAACGGTTTCGTGGCTGTCACGCGAGATGGTTCGTGACGTTCCCGCACACTGACGTGAGCGGCGCGCAGGCGATCATTACGATGCGCGTCACGCATGAGTGCGGCTACGAGATAAGCGTGCTCGCCATGAGCTACATCGAGGCCGTCGAGAAGATTCTTCTGTCTTGGCCTCGCCAGCACAACGCTGGCCGGTAGTCCCTATTACGAAAGGAGCATCCGTGCGTGGAGCTACCGGCCAGCGACTTTTCTGAAGCGCCATTCGTTCATCTCTGCGAGAAGGACCTCGTCGATAACGCCCGGCAGCGGATCGACCTTGTCCGTCAAGGCTACGCAGACCCCGAGGTCGCGAAGACGCTCTATACGATGTGCGCTCGCGACATCCTGTTCTGGCTGAACGCCTTCGCATGGACGTACGATCCCCGGCTCGAGGAGCCGATCGTGCCGTTCGTGACGTGGCCCTATCAGGACGACACGATCCTCACGATCAATCAGGCGATCACCGACGGCGAAGACGTGCTGATCGAGAAGAGCCGCGACATGGGCGCGTCGTGGATGATCCTGATGGTGTACCTGCACCGATGGCACTTCCGGCGGATGCAGTCATTCCTGCTCGTCAGCCGCAAGGAAGATCTGGTCGATAAGACCGGCGACCCGAAGTCGCTGATGTGGAAGATGGATTTCGTGCTCTCCCGTGAGCCGTCGTGGCTCAGGCCGAACTTCCAGCGCACGCGACTGCACCTTGCGAACCTCGATACCGGTGGCGTGATCGACGGTGAGTCCACAACGGGCGACGTGGCGCGCGGTGACCGCCGGACCGGAATCATGCTCGACGAGTTCGCGTCGGTCGAGGAAGGCAATAAGGTGCTACGCGCCACCCGCGACGCCACCGACTCGCGAGCGCTCAACTCCACGCCGAAGGGTCAGGGCAATGCCTTCTACGCCTCGCGCGAGAAGTTCATACGCAGCAAGAATGGCAAGGTCATCACGCTGTTCTGGACCCTGCACCCGCATAAGGCGAAGGGTCTCTATATCGATCCGCAGTCCGAGCACATCGGCGGCGTCAACAAGGGTGAGCGGTCGCCGTGGTTCGACAAGCAATGCGAGCGAGCCGCGCACACCGCCGAGATCGCTCAGGAACTGAACATCGACTACCTCGGGTCGGACTACGTGTTCATCGACCCGGGTGATGTCCAGAAGCTCATCAACGAGTTCGCACGCAAGCCCTACCAGCGGACCGAGCTGGAGTTCCATCACGACACGCTCATGCCGATCGGTCTCGCTCCGCTCAACGACGGGCGACTCGACCTCTGGATGAACATCCCGCCGGGCGGTGCGCCGCCCGCGAGGCTTTACGTGATCGGTGGCGACGTGGCGACCGGGACCGGGTCCACGCCGACCGTGCTTTCCGTCGGCGACGTGCTCACCGGCGAGAAGGTCGCGCGGTTCAAGTGCAACACGATCAGGCCCGAAGAAGCTGCCCGATACTGCATCGCGCTCGCACGCTGGTTCAACAACGCTTTTGTGATCTGGGAGGCCAATGGCCCCGGAAGGAACTTCGGCGACGCAATTATTGAAAATGGTTATCGGGAAGTTTACTTCCGTGCGGCAGAGCAGACTCTATCCAGAAAGTCAACAGACGCGCCCGGCTGGTTCTCGACGAAAGAGAACAAGGTCAGCCTTCTGGGAAACTATCGAAGAAGTCTGCTGGACCGTACTTTCATCAACCGTTCCGCCGAGGGCTTGCTTGAGTTCGGCTCCTACGTCTACACGCAGAACGGTTCAGTAGAACATTCCAAAACACTCCAAGCAGAGGACCCGACAGCCGGTGGTGTGAACCATGGCGACGAGGCGATCGCCGACGCTTTGCTCTGTAAGGGCCTTGCCAGATCCGATAAGCTTCCAAAGCAGACAAGCACCACCGTTCCTGAAGGCTCGTTCGCATGGAGGCGGCAACAGAGATTGCAAGAAGCCGCCCGCGAGGATGAATGGTGAGTTCCACGCACGGAAGCGGCCTTGGGGTTCAACCCGAACGATCACAAGCAGGTCAAACGGCTGCGCGAGGCCATTGGTCGCAGCCGCCGTCTACTTGAACCGTTCCGCGTCAAGGACCTCTACGCCAAGCGGCAGTATCTCGGGCGGAATTACTCGGACACAGCCAGCGAGAAGCGGGTGCCGATCAACCTGCTCGAGCTGGCGATCCAGATCTACACCCGCGCCCTCGTTCCCGGGAACCCCCGCGCTCTCGTCGGTAGCGACTTCACGGAACTGAGGGACGGTGCCGCTGATCTCGACATCGCGCTCAACCAGTTGATTCTCGAGATCGACATCGAGACCACCCTGAAGCGGTGCGTCAAGAATGCGATGTTCTCGATGGGGATCATCAAGGTCGGCCTCGCGTCCGGTGCGATCGGCGAGATCATGGGGTTCCGCCACGACGTAGGCCAGCCGTTCGCCGACAACGTCTCATTGGACGATTGGGTCCACGACATGACGGCGAAGCGGTGGGAGCAGGTCGGATTCGCGGGCAACCGGTATCGCCTGCCGCTCGAGGAGGCCAAGGAGCTTGAGGTCTTCGCCAAGGAGGAGCGGGAGAAACTCCAAGCGGTCAGCTCCAACAGCACGACCAATCAGGACGGTGACGAACGCGAGGAGACGCTGAGCCGGGGGCAGGAGTCCGAGCCGGACGCCTTCAAGCCCTACACCGAGGTGTGGGATCTCTGGCTCCCCATGGAGCAGCTTCTCATCACGGTCCCGGCGGAAGAGGCCGGGGGCACGATGCCGCTGAAGGTCATCGAGTGGGACGGTGACGAGCGCGGCCCGTTCCACATCCTCGGGTTCAACGAGGTCCCCGGCCAGATCATGCCGCTGGCCCCCGCGCACACGATGCTCGATCTGCATGAGCTGGCGAACAAGCTCTTTCGGAAGCTGGGCGAGCAGGCCCAACGGCAGAAGACCGTCCTCGGCGTGCAAGGAGGCGCGCTGGAGGACGGTACTCGCGTGATGACCGCCTCCGACGGCGAGATCATCCGGCTCGACTCCCCGCAGATGACGCGCGAATACAAGTTCGGCGGCATCGACCAGACCACGCTCGCGTTCTGTCTCCAGATTCGAGACCTGTTCTCGTACTTCGCGGGCAACCTCGACGCGCTCGGCGGGCTCGGGCCGCAGTCCGACACGGTTGGACAGGATCGGCTCATCACCAGCACCGCTAGTGAACGCATGGCGGAGATGCAGGCCCAGACGCTCAAGTTCGTCGGCGGCGTGTTCAGTTCGCTCGCTCAGGATATGTGGAACGACCCGCTGATCGCGGTGCGCGGCACGAAGCGTGTGGGCGACTTCGAGATCGGCATCCCGATGGAGTTCACGCCGGAGCGACGCGAGGGCGATTTCTTCCAATACAACATCAAGGTCGATCCGTTCTCGATGCAGCAGCAGACGCCGGGCACGAAGCTGCAAACCGTGAACGAGGTCCTCGAGCGCATCGTCTTCCCGCTCCTGCCCGTACTTGAAGCACAGGGCGCGCAGGTCGATGTCAAGGAACTGGTTTCGATCATCGCGAAGTTCACGAACACCGAGGAGCTGAACCGGATCATCGTGTACGCCGACGGCCCGGCTCAGAAGAGCGGAGGCCCGACAGATCCGGTCAAGCAAAGCCCGGTGACGACGCGGCGTTACGAACGAATCAATCGACCGGGTGCGACGACGCAGGGCAAGAGCCAAGCGAACATCAACGCGCTCCTCGGTGTTGGCCAGCAGCCCGCAGAGGCTGCGCAGATCGGGAGGCCGGTGGGCTGATGCCGACGTACGTCTTCGTCAACAAGAAGGATGAGCGGCACGAACGGTTCATGTCGTGCGCACAGCTCGACGCGATCAAAGTTCGTTCCAAAGACGACACGAATCGCTATCGCGTCCCCAGCCTTGGCGTGTGCTGGATTGACGTGGCCGCGCAGCAGCGGAGCGTCGCGGCCACACCGAGCACATACCCGATGGAGTGCGACGCGGCGGGTGTTCACCCCAGCCAGATCCGTGAGCATCAGGAGAAGATCAAAGAGATTGCGGGCGTCGCGACGCAATACACCCCGGACGGGCGCGCGATCTTCCGCGACGCCGCGCACCGGAAGCGTCACTGTGAAGCGATCGGCCTTTACGACAGAAACGGCGGGTACTCCGACCCGCAGCCGAGGACCTGACCATGCCGTACAACGCAGGACCAAGACCACCCGGCTGGACGTTTGGCGCGGGGGACAGCGATCAGGGCACCAAGTATTGGGCTTACCCTCCGGGTCGCCACGCGAAATCACGAAGTAGCCTCCGGCGATCCGGCGTGTGGCCTATTGACCAGCGCTTTCCGCACGTCTTCGGCACCGGCACGCTCATGCAGCCGCAGCGGCAGCTCCGCAACTTCGGCGGGAGCCCGCTCGCCCGCGCGCCAATTGGCGGTGGCATCCAGCTCGGCAACATGAAGCCCGGCGTCGGTTCGTACAACGGCGTCGGCGGCGGGCTGTTCCAGCCGAGCACGGGCAGCACGGGCTTTATGCCCACCATGGGCGGCTCCGGCTTCTTTGGCCGTGGCGCTCGCCCGAACGCCGTGCCGACGACCGGCGTGCCGAATCCTTACCAGACCGGTGGCCCGTTCAACCTCGGTGGTGCGCGCTACCTCCCCAGCAACCTTTCGCGGAGGCCGTCCTAAATGGCCGAGCAGCCTGACATTGTCGATGAAGTTCAGGATCCGCCAGTGTCCGAAGAGATGCCGGATGACGCCGGATTCTTGGAGGACACGGTCGAGAAGCCGGACGACGATGCGCCTGCGCGCCGCGAACCTGACAACCCCTACGACTTCGATGATTCCGCCCACGACATTCCGTTGAAGCCCGCCCCCAAGGGCAAACCGGAAGAGAAGGAACCGGAACCGGAGGACGAGGACCTTACACCCCCAGCCGTGAGCGACGACCTCCGTACGGAGGCTTCGGAGCTGGGGATGACGCCCGCGATGATCGACGCCATTCCCCCGGCGGACCTCGAGGCATTCGTCTCCCGGTATCGCAAGGATGACGCCGACAGCGTGGATGACGATAGTGACCCCGCCGACGAGACCTCGGACGTGTTCGATCTGAATCAGATCGAAGGCGTCGATCCGGACCTTCTCGATCCCGAGATGGTGCAGGTCATTCAGAAGCTCAACGAGCATCACGACGCACGATACGAAGCGCAGCGTCAACGGCTCGACATGCTCATGGACGTTTTTGAACGTCAGGCGATGGGTCAGGCAGTCGAACGATTCGATCAGCAGGTCACCGGACTCGGGAAATCGTGGTCCAAGATCTTCGGAG